TTTCCTGCAGGTAAAGATACTGATGAATTAGGTACTGGTTTTCCTTCTGGCCAGTTTTGTAGTCCCTGAAGTGAATCACATAATCCATCTAAAGCTTCCATTATATTTTTTAAACTACTTAAAAATTTATCTCCTAATATTAAAGATTCACTAGCATTATTTGCTCCTAATTTTATGTCTGTTGAATCTACGGTAAAACTTTTACTACCAAAATTTATAGAATTATTTGAAAATAAACCTACTGATTTTTCACCACTTAATAATATGCTATCTGTTTTTGCATTTAAAACTAATCTATCAGAATTTATAATAACTTGAGGTTTAACCCAAGCAGATGGTGATGTAGGTGGTGTTGAATATTCTTTATAATCTTCATTAGATACTCCAATTGGAATTTGTTGGTTAGAAGTTGCATAAATGCTTGATAGATCATCATTAATATTTTCAACAGTAGGTATCCAACCTTCATCCGATGAATTTGGATTTTGACCATTTCTAATAATAGTTATAGGATTACCATTTTCTCCATTATTAGACCAATCATTTAAAGGTATAAATGGAATAGGTGGCCTTGCAGTTCCTCCTAATCTTATACTATTTCCAAATCTACCCTCATATATTATATCACCAGCAAATGGAAGTAATGGATGAATATTACTTTGTTCTCTAAATGTTTGTTGAGAAGGATTAATAGGGCTATTTAAATCAATTTCTGTAGATTTATCTGTTACTCTTCTTACAGAACCTGCTTGGGTTTGTTGATAATCTTTTTGTTGGGAAGGTGGTAAATCAGTAGTAAGGATTGGGTTAGGATAAGCGTTGTGGTGGGGGCTGTTCCAAATGCTTATTACATTAATATAATAATATTCTTTTGATGTTGGAGACTGACCTTGTTCTTTATTAGGTAATGTAAAAATCAAAACCATTTCATTAACTAATGGAAATGATGATCTTTGTGGGGTAAAAGGTTTTACAACTATATTATCACTTCCAACAAATTCATTACCTTGGGCTTCAATAAATATAGTTCCTATACCATTCCATTCTCCAAAGTTTTTAAATTTAGGGTGAGATGAATCTAAAATAATATCTGTTACTCTACCAACAAATATTTCATTATGTCCTTCAATTAAAGCCTCTTTAAGATTAGATCCAAAGGTGCTAGTAAAGGTGTTATTTGCAATAGCTGCAAATCCTTTTCTATTTAATGTCATTATCTTCCTCTTTTGGGGGTAATTGGAGTTTATCCATTTCAGCTAACAGTTGTGCTTTTTCTTCTTCTGAAATTGCAAAATCTTCTCCACCTCCTGATTCACTTTGAAATATACGTTGAAGAATAGTTGCTATTTTAACTAATGCTTCATCATTTTTAATACCTAGTTCCATATATTCCTTTATTAAAGGAACAATCATAGTAGCATCACCAATATCCTGAATTAAGGGTTTAAGTTCTTTAATTAAAGCAGAAATTTGATTTTCTTTTTTCTTTTGATTATTATAAATTTCTTGTAAAAGGTCAGAGTATTTCTTTCCATTAAAGGTTATTTTATCTAAATGATTCATAATTATACGTTTTAGTCACGTATAAATATAAAAAGTTAATTTTTTTCAAAGTTAGTATATCCATTCTCTAAGAAAAAAATATAATTACCCTTAAAAATACTATATAACTTATTTGCTATTTTTGTAATTTTAGGAGTTTTAACATCTACCATTTCTCGAATGTAGATATAAAGTGCCTTTTTATTAAAAATATCTATTTGTTCTCTTTTTCTAAATAATTCTAATATAGCATCTGCAACCTGAGCATCACCTGATTTTGGAAATAATGTATCAAAGTTATTAGTTACATGTTTTATAAACTCATCAATAAAATAAGAAAGATTATCTACAATAGGTTCATCTTCTAAATCACAAGAATATGTTTCATCCTTATACAAATCATCTACAGGAGCATTTGCTACTCTTTTATTATAGTTTTTAGTATTATATACTATTAACCATCGTTTTACTATTGTACCAAAATAAGAATATGCTTTAGCACCTCTACTTGGATCAAATAAATGGATTTTTGACAATAAAAAAGTAATAATTTCATGCTGTAAATGCTCAATTTTATCTACTTCAGTGTAATAAAATTTAAATGTATGGATTATATTTTCGGTAAGTTTAAAAAAGGGATAATGAATAAACTCTTCATATATCTTACTTTTTATTGTTGTGTTAGAAGTTGCATTATACAGAACTATAGCATCTTCGGTTTCCTGAGTGAAGTAATTTTTAGATTTGGGTCGTCTTTTTCTAGCCACAATCACTTGAGTCTGGTTACTTTAAAATCATTTAAAATATCTTGTATTTCTTTAACCGAATCAAAAAATTGACCAACTTCATCATCTGCTTTAAAAACTCCACTGTGGTCAATTTCTTTTAATTTTTTATCTGATGCTTCAATTACTTTAGATAAAGCATCTAAATATTCTAAATAACCTACAAGAATATCTTCTTGCTTTTCATTTTTTCGTAGGAGATTAAAAGTCGTAAATCCAAGAATTACGACTAATACCCCTAAAGTAGAGATAAATACTATTTCCATTATAAATTACTTAACATATCTTTTAAACCCTCACTTTTTATTGTACCTAATGCTTTAGTTTTAGGTGTAGTTTTGGAATTATTGTTTAAGTTATAATTCTTCTTTTTGGGTTCCAAGTCTTTTTGAAATTCTCCTGAATATTCTTTTTCAAATTCAATTCTTGATGCCATTAAATCTGCTTGATGGATAATATATATTAAAGAAGTACGTGGTTTTAATTCTGGCATATAACTTTTTAAGTATGGTTCATTTGAGGGATCATATAAACCATCATGTAATTTAATTGATAACCATTCATTTTCTGTTGGTATAACTCCATTATCTACTAATAATTTAATAGAACGATCTGGAACAGACATATAAGTTAATTTTTTATTAAATTGATACATTTCACCCATATTCTTTTTTCTCCATTCATCCTGAGAGGGTAAATGAGCATAATTTTCACCATCCCCCATTTTTCCAAGATCATGATTTAAAGCAGAAAATACAAGTTCCTCTTCTGTCCAATTTTCTTCCACACCAAAATCTTTCCATACTTTGCTAATTTTTAATGCTGATTCAATTACTCTAATAACATGATCTACATAACCACCTGGAAATGCATTATGGTATGCTCTTTTATGAGATGCTGGCATCATCATAAGTTCATCTTGATGCTTATCATAAAATTCTAGTAATTTTTTCTTTCTTGGGGATGCAATATAACGCATATAACCTATAAGATTTTCCCAATTAGATTGGATTTGTTCTGCTGTTAAATTCATAACTTTTATTGTTCTCTTTCTATAATAGATTTTACATCATCAACTAATTCTTGAATGTCTTTTTGGGCATTCATTATTTGTTCATTATTTCCTCCTCTATGGATATGAAGATCTAATGTTTTTAATTTTCCTTCTAATGTTTGAATTCGACGAAGAGCTAATTCTTTGTTTCTCATAAATTTTATTTGTATTACGTGGAGTAACCTTTACCCCCCTTATCACCTATTTTTTTATTTACTTTTTTCTTCCTATTCCCGTATTCCCAATATACGATCTTATTCTGGTACTGCCAAGCTTTTCTCACAAAAATCTAATATTTTCTTTAGATATGCGCATTTTTCATACTCTTCCAGTTCTTGAAAGAAATTAATTGATAACCTTAATGCAACCTTTATTTCCTCGTCATTGTAAAGTATTAAACATTGTTGCCATTCTTCCTTATCTATTTCACATTGACTAATGAACTCCCATCCTCTTTCAAATGTTATTGTCTCACCAGCTTCTTCTAATTCGTAGATATTTAAATTAGGTTTAACATTTTTAAATAAATCAATAATTCTATCCTTATAAGCAAGATGGTTAAATATTAATTTTTTAAACATACCAACTTTAAACATAGGACTTTCCTTAAATTCCTCCATTTTCCTAAGATCTTCTAATTCTTGTTGGGTATAATCCCCATCCCCTTCTCTACCCCCAGAAAACAAATCAAATATTTTATTGACATCCATATTCATAAATATAATTAAAAATTAAGTATATCCAAATAGGTTTTTATTTTACGATGATTTTATTGATTTAATGGTTTTTTAATTGATAATGTATTAAAAATAACTAGTATATAGACAAAAATGGGCGCCATATGGCACCCAAATTTGAAAGGTTATATTTTAATTAGTTAACATATTCTTCC